CAACAGTAAAGTTGGAATCGGCAGCACTGGCCTCTAGCTCTACTGCTAGTCTCCGCCTACGGGAACCATCCCGTGAGAGAACACAATTAGACTCGTCAATAGAGGCATTCTCTGGAAACGATAGTTCCCCTGCCTCAGTTATCAGACCCTTTACGAATGTGTTTACTACCTTCTGTCTGATTGTTTGAGCCATTATTTTTCTTCCGTTCCTTAGAATACTCATCTCTTCGTACAGTAGCCGTTGGGCGGCGACCCCTTAGGTAGCTCTCAACAGCCCGTACCCCAGAGTCTATGTTACTATACCGACCAGATAACTCACTAGGGGTTGCCCCCGTAGTAAACTTAACCTCAAAGAAGTGGTGGTCTGCGGGTTTCTTTCGGACAAGGATGTCTGAGACCATCTTATCTGACTTGATAGTGCATAGCTGTTGCTCAGGTGAGTGGTCTACCTTCATCGTCCGTAACCTGCCTTACCCTTGTTGTTAGCTTCCTTGGTCTTATGTAAGTCGTTCCGTATGTAGGACTTCAGCCGTCTAGCAGCCTGTTCAATCTTTGGGTCAGTCCCTGACTTGAAGAGAGAGAAGCAGGTAGACTTAGCCTCTGCTAGGAGGTAAGGGAACAGTGTCTCGTCTAGGTCAGGTACATGAGCATCTGTCTGAGAGAAGGTAGGAAACTCTGTGATGTAGGCCCTTGTCTTAGAGGCCTGTAGGTTTGCCTCCTCAAGGAGGACATATGAGTCCATGATGATATGATAGTCATCAAAGGATGTGTAGTACGATGGCATAGCCGTAGTACCTACATAAATCCGAACACCTCCAGATACTGTGTCTACACCAAGGTCTGTTTCATCCATATTCTCTAGGAAGTAGTCAGGTTGTACGTACTTGATTGTTCGCCAGTCAGGGGTTGCACCTACTGTTATGTTGTACGAAATCTTTGTGAGACCCTTGAGGTTAGCTGGGTAGGTGAAATGAGTAGGCTTAACAGAGCTACTCAGGGAAGTCAGGTTAACCAGCTTACGATGCTCTGGTATCTCACGACCAGATATGATGTTGTAGAATGTGTCCTGTACAACAGAGGCAATCTGAGTAGCCTCTACTGTGTCAGAGAGTGTTGTCACTTCCTCTGCATCCATATCGGAGAGGATGGACTGTACTATTTCTAGGAGTGTCGATTTCATTATACACCATCCACACAGACTACCAAGACTGTATCAACATGGGTGGTTGCCCCACCGTTTCCACTGATCTTAATGTAATCTGATGCCGCCACTACGTTGTTGCTTGCGGGGGCTAACGTGTCCACATCCCCTGCGGCAGAACCAGACTGAGTTATCGTAAGTGTTCCCATAGACGCAGCCGACGAATTAGTTACAGTAAAGACTACGTCAGAACCTGCAATGGCTCCCCCTAGTGCTGTCTGAATTTTTGAGATTGTACCTGCAAAAGGCATGGGTAGGTAGAAGTCAACGGCACTTGCTATGTCATGGACATGGAGAGAAATAGTTGACTGACGTGTTGTCCATGCCCCTGAACCAGCCCCATCAGCTATGTAAACGTCACCTGAGGAGGCAGTATCTGTACCTTTGGGTTCATGACACTCGGAGCCTAGGAGAGAGGAGTGTTGTACCATTTCTGGGAACCTTTCTTAAAACATTATACAGGCCCCGAAATTCCTGTCAAGGGGTAAAGTGAGGGCCTCCCGAAGGAAGCCCTCTTTAGTTTAGATTGCTTCGATATACTCAATAACAAGAGTAGCCGAACCAGCGGTAAATGCTGCGGTAGCGTACAGTGTACCTACGTAGGCATCTGCGGCACCAACATTCTGAGTACCATCCGCAAGTGCACCATCATTAGGTACAACTGCATCAGCCGCCAGAGTGGCAACTGCGATAGTAGCATCAATACCGTCAACGTCGATGGTAGCACCAGCCGCAGTGTACAAGCCGATACCCAGAGTAGCAGAGCCACCCGAAGTCCAAGCAGTATCTACGATCAGGTGGGAGTCCACGATGACAGCATTAGCTGGGATGAAAGCATCGTTAGCAGCGGGTGCTGCAGCGGATGTTCCAATGGCCGTAGCATCATTGATCTTAACGACGAGTGCTTTACGAACTCCAACAACTGTTTGACCAGTTGTTCCAGCTACTCCAGCACCGCCATCAGTCAAGATGTATAGGCCGTCTGCGTTAGTGTAAGACATATTGTAGTCTCCTTATACTGTTGGTTTCGTGATAACACGAACCATGTTTTCAGGACGGTACAAATCAACACCGTAACGTGCAGTGGTTACCCACTCATGACGTTGGAAGTCTTTGTTGTACTCGTAGTCCACCTCTGGAGCCTGCCGCCATGCACCCACGAATGGGTTAACACCTTGGTCAGCAGAGAAGAACAGGTTGGCCTTACCGTTGACAGTAGAGAAGTCAACATTAGTATCGGCACTATCGTCCAGCGCAGAGTCAGTAACATCAGCAAGGAAGTTAGATGTATAGACATCAAATCCAAAGATGTTCTTGACGAACCGCATACCAGTTGCGATACCATCAGCGACCACACCTTCCCACATTGGGTTGTTAGACACGTTAGTGATGTTCGAGATCGAATTGATCGTGTACTCCACTGACGGGTCAACAATTGCCACCATGTTCTTCTGTGGTACCTTAGCCTTTTTAAGGGCATACATGGCACGGGCGAAGTCATCTACTGTGATAGCACCCAGTACGCCAGCCCAACGGTGCTCAACACCATCAATGCTTTCGACACTGTTTGCAGATACACCTGACTCAGGCGCAGCAAAAGTAGTGGTTTCAAAGTGCTCCATGATCGCACGTTCCTGCTCTGGAACAAAACGGCTCAACATTTCGTTGGCATAGAAAGCGTCTTGTTCTGCCTTCTTCGTCATGTAAGAAGCAGAGGACAGGTACTTGTCGATGGTAAAGGTGAACTCACCAGTATCCATCGGACGATAGGTAACCGACTGATCTTCACTATAGTCATCAACCTGTGCTTGGCCGATTGAAGGGATATGAAGTGTAGTACCGTCACCAAACCCGTCCAACATGCGGACGTAGTTCTGGGCATACATTTCATCTTTAAGAATCTCCTTAAGCTCGGCGGACCATAGGTCTGTACGAGTAAGGAGAGACATGTTGCTTGTATTCATCATTTTCTAGTTCTCCTAGATTCCAAACTTCACACCTAGCCGCAACTTATCGTCCAAGATTTGTTGCTGTACTTTCGGTGAGTAGTATTGATTACGATTTTCCTTCCGTAGTTTCTGGTAGTAGTTCCAGTCCCTATCAGAGGAGGCTTGTGTTGTAACACTTTCAGTCCGAATAGATGAATTAACCATTGACCCAAGACTGGGGGCAGGCTGTCCCATTAAGGACAGGAAGGCGTTTGGAGACTCAGAGGCAATTTCTTGCATGCGGTCCAGTGACATTCCTAACTCTTTGGCTCGTTTGTTTACCTCTGCCTGAGCATCGTTACCAAACTTCTTAGCCATTTCCTCCTCGACAATCTTCTGATTACTCTCTGTAATCTTATTATTGTCTCGGTCTGTTAGTGCTCTATCTACAAGGCTTTTCAGGTCTTCCTCACCGAGACCTACGGGTGTCGTAGCTTCTGCGGTGCTGGCGGTATTTTCGAGAGCAGGGGATACATCGCCAGTGACTGTAGCCTCTCCCTTTAGCTCTTGGATTAACTGAGCAGCATAGTCCTGCTTAGACATGTCCGTCCGTAGATCAGCAAGCTGGCCTTCGAGGGACTGAATGTAGGTGTCTGCTTCGAGTTTACCTTTGGCGAGTACCTCAGGATCACTCCAGTTAGTTCCTTTAGTCTTTACGACTTGGTCAAGATAAGATTCTTCTTGACCATTAGTTTGCTCTGTGGTTTGAGCTTCTTCAAATAGTGACATGTTTACCCTTTGGTTAAGGTGATTAGTTGGAGCAGATCATCAAGACATTGGTTATACTCGTTGACTGCTATTTGACGGTGCTCCCAATTAGGAACATCGTAGTCCCGAACAGAAGGTTTCTTGCGATAGTTCTGCTCCAGAATTTCTTTCAGGTCATCAAAGGCATTCCTGTGGCCCATGATGTCCTTGATACGTTTAGCTTTAGCTTCTCCAGTGAGGCCTTTGAGCCATGAGTTTTTCACTAAAACTTCCCACCCTTGAGTACTGCAGTGGATCGGTAGAAGCTGATGCCAGTAGATGAGGGCTGAATTTCCCAGTCGTTGGCTCGGAGATTAAGTCCGCCTGTAAGACTAAAGGAAGCAGATGTCTTAGCTGGTACCTTCTTCTTGCTACGGTCCTTACCACCATGACGTTTGTTAGCCTTAGCCATAGTCTTGGTCTGCTCTTCCCTCTTGCCCATGACTACTTACCTTTCTTCTTCTTAGGTCCGTAGATCACGGCATCACCAGAGATCAAACCCTTAGTCGCCGTGAACAGTTTGTCGATGAAACTCTTATCCTTCCAAAGCACAGGGGATGAGGTGTGGACCTCTGCTTTACGCTTAGGCTTACCAGCCACGAAGTTGGCATTTGATGGGGTGTATTTAGCCATTATATTCCTAGCTCCTGTTTCATCTGTAGGTTCTCTTGGTTCTGCATTTCAGATTCCTGTTGTGCCTCTGTTGTCTCTAAGGCTTCCTGTATTGCAATGTTCTCACTGTACAGGGATGGTTCACCTAACTCCTCTGAGAGAATCTTAGCGAACTCCTTACCTGACAGGTGTGCTGAAACAGAGGGGTCTGCCAGCTTGATCTGGTAGAGTTGGTTAAGGTTCTGT